TGCAAGGTATATGCCACGTAAGTATTGTAGTGCAAGGTCAGTAATCGGCGCCGGCTCAATGTATACTGTGTTCTCGTAGCCTGGTCCGTAATTGTATAGTAGCAAATCGTTGACAACGTACCCATTGAGCATTTGCACAATAGAACGATGTCGCATGTCCATGTTGGTAATCGCCAAATCAGCGTGTACTTCAGCTTCAGCTTTCGTACCGAATTGGCCTTCAAGAATCGAACGCTCTGGCAGGCCCATCGCTCGTACTTTCAAAGCATCCAAATATTTCATACGTTCGATAAACGCGCCGGACCCGCTGCCGTCGGACAGCAATTCGATGCGCCACTCCGGTGCTGCTTGGGCATCAAGCGAATCGGTGAATGCCGTTAGGTTATTCGGCAAACAAACCGCGCCCGATGCTTGCAAATTGCTTAATACCTTTTTAGCAATTTCAAAATTGTCCATCACCGTGCCATCGACGCCATACGGCGTTTGACCTACTGGGTAATGCACGACCCAATGGGCGCCGGCTATTTTGCTGTCGTACCGTTCAGCAGCGCCGTCGCTTTTTATCCATGAGTCATAAGCGTCTTCACAATTTGCCAACGTCGATCGGCCGTACCAATTCGTGCCCTCTACATCGATATTTAGCAGCAATGTTTTCTTCGGGTCAAGATCAAGATCAAGATCATCCGTTGTTTGTGTTAACCCATTATAGGCGCCCGTCTCGTCGATGACGCGGATGGTGGTAAGGTCCTGCAAGAGCGGCTTGAGCTTATGCAGGCCAACATGGCCATCGGCAAGGACTTCATAGATTTTCTCGTACGGCTGCCAGCCGAAATCGATGCAGCCCAAAAAGCCCGTCTCCAGTATATGGGTACGAAGCGGTTGCATTTGTTCGGCGATGAATTCCTGGGCGCCTTCGGGCGCGTTCTTCTCACTTTCATACGACCAGTTAGCAGCAAGCACCGGCGCTAACATCAATCGACGCGCCAAGCTGATCGTAGGGTCAAGCCGCATTTCGCGGAGCTTTTTATAAGTGATGTCCTGCCGCGGCTGCTGCAGCGTGCCGTCAGGGTCGGGCTGTATGATGACTCGCGGTCCAGTGATTTCTGGCATGGTTACATTCCTTGCATTATATGAACGGCAGAGGCGCCCGCTGGAGCGTCAAGACGCACCGGCCATAGCCTATGTATAATATACCCTAAAGCATCGGTAATATGACCAATATCGCCATAATCGTGCGGCTCATTCGTACCGTCCTTATAAACGCGCTGCTCGAGGTCAGCTATCAGGCGTCTACATCGTTGATGAATGAAACAACGCCGCACACCGCCAGCAGAACAGAACAAACGGTTACACGCTGCAAACCGCGCTTGCAGCCTCGGGTTGCTCGACGGGTAAAACACCTTTGAGTTATTAAACCGCGTGTCGTTTTTAATTTGAATATAGTCAGACCGATCGGCTGATGTATGGCGGGCCTTGCCTGCTGCATCACCATAAAATTCCCAACCGCCCATATGCGCCGGGTATCGCAAGAAGAGTTCATCGAGCGTCCGCCGTGTGTTCGTATTTCTTAAATGCAGTTCGTCAATAACGTACAGCGTGTCCCCTTCACGTTGAGCGATCACCCAGCACATGGGGTTAACGTTGAAATCGGACCCGATAAGCAACGGTGCCGTTGGGTCGTAGTCAATGTCTTGTACCGTGTTATACTTGGTAAACGCATAAAATATCAGCCCGCCGAAGTCTTCGTCGATGCCGGCGTACTGTTCGTTGAAATCACGCTCGACTAAATGGTTTCTAGCCCATGCGATTTCATCGGCGCCGAGGACCGTGTCACTCGCCCACGTATAAGCGTTAGTCATAGGGTCATCGTTATTGCTCCACTCCTCAAATGCTTGTCTGAAAGCGCGGGCGCCAATGCCCACCCGTTTCGGAACGCCGATGCGCCAACCCCACCCGTTGCGGTGGGCGAGCGCGGGCAGGAATGACAGCTTGAAAGCATCGGGCCTTTGATCGCTTGACTCATCGATGATACCGCCGTCCCATTGCACACCCTCATACCGTTGCGGCTTGTCCATACCGATAACGTATAGTGTGGCGCCAAACACCGTATCGATCCGTAGCTCCGATTCACTGGGGTTGCCCTTGATCCATTCAGGCGGGATAAGCTTTTTGATCGGTCGCCATGCAACGCGGCGCGCTTGTGCAAACGTCGGTAGAGCATAAAAGTAAATCGGGTCGGACCACGGCTTTTCAATCGGCAACATACGCACAATACGACGGCGTGCCAGTTCCGTTTTGCCCGACCCTCGCCCTGCCCGCACTGCGATGAAACGAGCAGGGTCCCGCCACAACTGCGCTTGCTGTTCATGGTATCGAAGCTGTGTCCATGCGGGTGTTAGCATTCATCGCCCTCGGTCTGCAGCAGCGTTTGAATTTCGCGCCCGACCCACACGGGCACGGCGCGTTTCGGCCAACGCTTAAATTGGGTCGTTTTCTGAATTCGAGTTGGGCGCACTCGAGGCACCAGACTCTTCCGTAGGCGTCGGTGCTGACGCCGACTCTTCCGCAGCAGTGGCATCGTCGGTCGTCCATATTGGACCCTCCTTATCAATGCGATATTCTTCGGGTAACGGGATACGCTTGAAGCACGCATCGCCGAACGGCCAGTGCTCATTGTACCCGCGGTAATACATCATAACGAAGCCGAAGTCCCATAGCCAATCGATGATGTCCCGCATGGTGCTAGGCCCACCGGCTACGTTCACCCAGCAAGCTTCGACTACGATGTTATTGGCCTCGGCAACAATGTTCGGCATACCTTTCAACGCTTCGAATTCAGCACCTTGAATGTCCAGTACAAGCGTTTCGAAGCCAGGTGCAAACAGCTCGTCGAGCGCGGTTGTCATCACCGTCTCTTTGGTGCACGGCTCTTGTAGCGTGCCCTTGCCCTGGTGCCGCAATTCAAACAGCGTCGACCGACCGCTGTACCATTGCTTCGTTTTTCGTGAATGACTAAGCTCCATTTCAACGCCCGACTTGCTCCAAGCAGTAGCTTGAACGACTTTGTCCTTTTTACGGCGTGCACCGACGAAGCGTTTACACTGTTCGAAAGTCGGCGTACTTGCTTCGACCCACGTTACTTGAGTGGCGCCAAAATTCGTATAGAGTACGCACTCCTCTCCGGTGTGCCCGCCGACGTGCAACACGCGGCCAACAGGCATGCACATCCGCAATGCTTGGGCGACCCATCGTTTATTCGCGCCGCCGCTTTTTATGTATCGTCTGATCGCTTCATTCGGGCTTAGCATTTTGTGTCCTTTCGATTATGGGACAATCGGCTAGAAATTTAACGGCGGCTTCGCTTGCCCGCCAATGTATGGCACCTTGACTGCGAAACAGCTCGACGCGCTCTTGAGACTTTCGTTTTCGGCTTGTTGTCCACCGCATATGCAGTATCGGCACGGTTGCGTGGCGTTTGGCGAAGTCTTTATAATCGTAATCCCACAAACCGTGGATCAGCGTGTACTCTTCGCGGAACAACATGATAGGCTTGACGCTGCAGCCGCATAGGCCTTGCTCGAAAGCATAGGCCCGTTTTTGCACGGGAAACTGCTTGTCAATCGGCGCGTCACACCGCACAGATGCAACGCACGGTGGGGCCGCAGCAAAGCAATCAATGAATTGCCCATAGACTGCGGGCAGCCTTGCGTGCCGGGCAGCCAAGCCGCTGAAGCTCTGGACGTCGATGTATTCATCAGCATCGGCGATCACAATAGGCGCCGACAGCGTTTGGATGACGCGGTGCATCCGCCGTACCTTGACGTTTGAATTGAACACGCCACGCCAGTGATACAACGCAAGGCTTACGCCGTGCTCGGCAGCCGCGTTTTTCAACACGTCCAACAGGTCGGGATCGAGCTCGTTTTCTGACTGCAAGATGTAATGGAAATGCGACACGCCACGCGCTGCGTACCACGGCAAGTGATGCGGTGCAAATTCCCAGTCTAGCTCGGCGCCCAAGCAGCAGACTAACGATATTCCGGCCATATTGTTTTTCCTATGATGATAGCAAAGCTGACGACCTGAATGCCGATGACATTGTAAGTTAGCAAGTCAAGACATGTTTCAATAATTGGTGTGGGCATATTCGATTGATACGAAAGCCCAGCAAGGATAGGCCAAACGACCCACACTAAACTTGCCGCCCAGAAGACGAAAGCAGCTTGTAATCGACTCATGAGTTTTTCTCCCTTTGTAATATGTAAATAGCAATTAGCAGCCACAATGCTGCGACAGCCGTAACAGTGACCGCCCACTTTTCATACAGCCATGTGGTACCGTGGATTCGGACTATGATCGTAACGAACGGCGCGGCAAGCAATATGATGAAAGCAGCCACCGTCAGCGCAACCAACAGGCCGTAAATGAAGCGGCGAATAGCTCGCTTTATACGTCGGTTCATGGCGATCACCATTTACCCAGCGGACAATGTTCTGTGGCCAATGCAATTTTGTTGGCCCGTAAAAATCGATGCTTGTGCCGACCCAAATAGCAGCCGCACTCTCCGCACCGTCCACGCCACGGTCTGCCGCGCCGCGGTACAAAGTGTTTGCACAATACACAAACACTGAACAACCGCACGATCTCGTGGCCTGGGCGCATCGGCTTGCCGGCCTGACGCCATCGTCGCATCGCCGCCCGGTACGCGGTCACGTTTCGCCATGCGTTTGTACAGCAGCGGTGCAACATGCAACGCACCTCCCTGAGTGTTCGTCCAATATGTTGACGCTGTAGCCGCAGCCCGGGCACCGTTGTTCGGTAACACCAACAAACGACAATGGTGCCGTCAGTAAGCGATGCCTACCCTCTTCGATATTTCGTACCGTAGCGTGGTGTACGCTGAACTCAGCGGCCACTGCGACGGCAGTCTGGCCATCTGCGAGCGCTGCCTTAATTGCCAT